TTGTATACGTTGAAAGTACAACAGGAATCACTACTGGAGACACTCTTGTAAGTGGTAATACATCAAAGGTTGTGGTTTCTTTTGCTTCAACATCTGTTTCTCTTGCATCTACAATTGCATCTGCAATTGCTTCAGGGAGTAAGGTTGATTTTACTAGAGTGACTGGTGGTTATGAAGCATCAATTTATGGTGTTGCTGAAGGTGGAATGGATTCTGCTGCAGGCACTGTATATGAATTAACTCACGAAGGTTGGGTTGGTATTCAAACTTATATGGATGCGGAAGGAAATCTAAGAGTTAAAAAAGAGACTCTTGTGGCAATGTCTGGAATTACCACTGGAAATATTCCTTTATATGATAGTAACCCATTGGTTTGATAATATATGATTTTTAATGAATTGAATGAGGATAATTTTCTTTTATTTGCAATTAAACATTATGAAAATCCTCAAGCAGTAACTAGAGAAGATTTTGATAAAGATCTAAATCATTTTAAGTATATTAAAAGATTACTGAAAAGATATAAAAATAATGGTGAACTTAAAACTCACCTTCTTCTCAATCACTTTATTATTCTTTATAATATTTTTGGAGAAGCAACAACTCCTATGTTGTTTTTTAAAATTGAAAAAGACCTTTGGTCTCCTGTGAAAAGTTTTATTATTTTTTTGAATAGACTTCCAGAATATCCAAAGTCAAGCATTCACGATATACAAGTTGATTTAAATTGTTTATCAAAACTTCAACAAATCTATAATGGACCACAAGAAACTTGATAAGATTATTTCAATCATCCGTGAGCAAATGGTAGCAAATGCTCCTGGAGGATCTGGTGGATTTAGCGGATCTGTTGACCCGAAAGGTCCTACTGCTGGGTTTGATCCTATTATGGGGAAAGTTCAAAAAAGATATATGAAAGGAAAAAGAAAACCGTGGTTAGATTATCTAAAAAATAAATAACTATAGAAAATTCTGATTTACTACTTGAATCGAAGCAAACAAACTATCTAGAGAAATGTCAGACGAAGTAGTAAAAGTTGCCGTTCTAGAGCAAAAATTTGCTGATTTTATTAATATTGTAAACAAATTAGATGATGCTATACAAAAGTTAAGTGAAGTTAATACGAATGTAATTAAAATGCTTGCAGTTCACGATGAAAAAATTGATCAGTGTAATAAAACTGATGATTTGTTTCTCAAAATGATCGATGATATTCGTGATGAAAATGCGGAAGATCATCAAAAGTCTAATGAAAGAATTTTAGCTTTGGAAAAAGAAATTGGTGAAGTCTCGAAAATAAAGTGGATGACGATAGGATGTGGAGTTGTTTTAGCAGTTCTTGCAACTTCTTTTTCCACATTAGCATCTGGTTGGTGGACACCAGCAGGAATGAGAGATGCTAGAGATATTCACCAGTCTAGTCTCAAGTAAAATAAATAATTGAGTGTTGGCATAAGATGCCAATGAAACCCCCAAAAAAAGTCACCCTCTACTCACTACAAAAAGCTACTAACGCAGTCATTAAATGGACCGCAATAATGACTGCTCTTTGCCTTGACAAAGTACGATAGTTTGATAGAATAGAATACCAGTGATGTCTTGTTTATGGACTTTGTTGATGTAAAATACATCAATTTGATTTCTTCCCGATTCCAAAAGTTTAAGAAAGTAAAGAATAATCTTTATAACTTTAGGTGTCCGATTTGTGGAGACTCTCAAAGGAATAAAAATAAAGCACGGGGATATCTCTATCAAGTTAAAAATAATACAAACTTTAAGTGTCATAATTGTGGAATTAATATATCATTTAACAATTTTCTTAAACAGATAGATTCGACAATTCACAAACAATATACTTTTGATAAGTTCAAAGAAGGACATACTGGCAAGAATTTTACAGTTGAAGAACCTGTATTTAATTTTGAAGTACCTCAATTCAAACCGAAGTTAAATTTGCCAAAAGCAACAGAAAATCAAAAAGCAAAAGACTACTTAGAAAGTAGAAAACTAAATCCGGATAAATTTTATTACACAGATAAATTTAAATCGTGGACAAATTCTATAAAAGAAGTCTTCGATGATACTATTAAAGATGAACCTAGGATTATCATTCCTTTGTTCTATCAAAATACTTTAGTTGGATTTCAAGGTAGAGCACTTGGTCCAAGTAAGATTAAATATATTACTGTGATGCTTAGTGATGACGCACCAAAAATCTATGGACTCGATGAAGTTCAAAAAGACAAAACTGTATATGTCACCGAAGGACCATTTGACTCAACATTCATTTCAAATGCGATTGCTATGTGTGGAGCTGATGGTGATGTTAGTAAGTGGGGCATTGGTGATCCTGTTTGGATATACGATAACGAACCACGTAATTCAGAAATCCTATCAAGAATTTCCCGTGTTATTGAAATGGGACAAAAAGTTGTCATCTGGCCTTCATCAATAAAAGAGAAGGATATCAATGATATGGTTTTGTCTGGACTTGATATTCAGAACGTGATAAAATCTAACGTGTATTCTGGATTAGAAGCAAAACTTAAATTTACTACCTGGAAAAAAGTATGAGTAACGGTACAAAAGTAATCAAGAGAAATGGATTGATTGAATCTCTTGATCTAGACAAAATGCACATAATGGTTGAAGAGGCATGTAAAAACCTTGCTGGCGTCTCTGCAAGTCAGGTTGAAATGAAGTCTGGTATCCAATTTTATAGTGGAATTTCTACTGCAGAAATTCAAGAAATTTTGATTCGTTCTGCTTCTGATTTGATTGATTTAGATCATCCGAATTACCAATATGTTGCTGCTCGTCTTCTTTTGTTTTCGGTTCGTAAGCAACTTTATGGAAAGATGATGGAACTTCCTCATCTTGAAGAACACATTTATGCTTGTGTAAATGCTGAAGTATATGATTCTGATATTTTTAATAAGTATTCTAAGGAAGAAATTGACTTTGCAAACTCTTTCATCCGTCATGATAGGGATTACTTGTTTACGTATGCTGGACTTAGGCAGGTAGTTGATAAGTATCTTGTGCAAGATAGAAGCACTGGTGGAGTATATGAAACTCCTCAATTCATGTATATGATGATTGCATTGACGGTATTTGCCGAGTATCCAAAAGAAACTAGAATGTCATACGTTAAGAGGTATTATGACGCAATCTCAAGACACAAAATCAACATCCCGACACCAATCATGGCAGGAGTGCGAACTCCGCTTAGACAATTTGCTAGCTGTGTCCTTGTTGACGTTGATGACACCCTCGATAGTATCTTTAGCAGTGATATGGCTATTGGCAGATACGTGTCACAGAGGGCGGGCATCGGCATCAACGCTGGTCGAATCCGTGGCATCAACAGTAAAATCAGAGGGGGAGAAGTTTCGCATACGGGTGTTATACCATTTCTCAAAAAGTTTGAAGCAACTGTCAGATGTTGCACGCAAAATGGCATACGAGGTGGATCCGCGACAGTACACTTCCCAATCTGGCACCAAGAAATAGAAGATATCTTAGTTCTTAAAAACAATAAAGGTACGGAGGACAATCGTGTTCGCAAACTTGATTACAGCATCCAAATCAGTAAACTCTTCTATGAAAGGTTTATTCAAGATGGTGAGATCACGCTTTTCTCCCCGCATGATACACCTGGACTTTATGATTCTTTCGGGACAGACAAGTTTGACGATTTATACGTTCAATATGAAAACGATTCGTCCATTCCGTCGAAAACTGTTAAAGCACAAGAACTCATCCTTAGTCTTCTTAAAGAAAGGGCTGAGACGGGTCGTATCTATATCATGAACATTGATCATTGCAACTCTCACTCATCCTTTAAAGATAAAGTTGAGATGAGTAATCTTTGTCAAGAAATTACTTTGCCAACTTATCCGATTCAGCACATTGATGGTGAGGGTGAGATTGCACTTTGCATTCTTTCTGCGATTAATGTAGGTAAAGTAAAATCCGATGAAGAACTTGAGGAACTTTGTGATCTTTCTGTTCGTGGACTAGATGAATTGATTGACTATCAAAAGTATCCTGTAATAGCAGCAGAACGTGCTACAAAGGCACGAAGATCGCTTGGTGTAGGATTTATTGGTTTAGCACATTATTTGGCAAAACTTGGATTTAATTATGATTCTCAAGAATCTTGGGATGCAGTTCATGGTCTGTCCGAATCATTTCAATATTATCTTCTAAAGGCATCAAATCAACTTGCAAAAGAAAAGGGACATTGTGAATATTTTGGACGAACCAAATATGCTGATGGCATTCTTCCGATTGATACATACAAAAGAGATGTAGACGAAATCTCTTCTATCCCCTACCAGCATGATTGGGAAACACTTAGAACATCAATCTTGGAATATGGCCTTAGGCACTCAACATTGTCCGCACAGATGCCATCGGAGAGCAGTTCCGTTGTGTCAAATGCAACCAATGGAATCGAGCCACCTAGAGACTACTTGTCCGTTAAAAAGTCAAAGAAAGGACCTCTCAAGCAAATTGTTCCTCAATATCAAACTCTTAAGAACAACTATACGCTTTTGTGGGATATGCCTAGTAATCGTGGGTACATTCATATTGTTGCTGTTATGCAAAAATTCTTCGATCAAGCGATTAGTGGAAACTGGTCCTATAACCCAGAAAATTATTCGGATAATGAAGTCCCAACTTCAGTAATGGCAAATGACTTTTTGACTACATACAAGTATGGGTGGAAAACTTCCTATTATCAAAATACCTACGATATTAAAACCGATGAGGTGGTGGAAGAGAAACCCAAACTTCAAGATTTGCTAAGTGAGTTAAGTTCAGTAGAGGAGGGAGAGTGTGAATCCTGTGCAGTTTAAAATTTCTTTAACAGAAGAACAAACACAAGTCAAGGGGATGACGGTTTTTAACACTGAACAAGTGAATGTAAAAAAACAACCGATGTTTTTTGGAAAACCTCTTGGGATACAACGATATGATTCATACAAATATCCAGTCTTCGATAAACTGACTACACAGCAATTAGGATACTTCTGGAGACCCGAAGAGGTGTCTCTTCAGAAGGATCGTGGTGACTATCAAACTTTACGTCCTGAACAGAAACACATTTATACATCAAATTTGAAATATCAAATTATGCTTGATTCTGTTCAGGGTCGTGGACCTGGAATGGCTTTCATTCCATATTGCTCATTACCTGAGTTGGAAGCATGTATGGAAGTGTGGGGGTTTATGGAGATGATCCATAGTCGTTCATACACGTATATTATCAAAAATATCTATTCTGATCCAAGTGAAGTGTTTGATATGATCATCAATGATGAACGTATCTTGGAACGTGCTAAAAGCGTTACAGAATCATATGATGACTTTATTCAAACCGCACAAGATTATGGTTCATCCAATACTTGGATGCACAATCTTGAAAAAGTTTCATATGCACAACAGAGTCTCAATGATGTTAAACGAAAATTATACAGAGCAATCGCAAACGTTAACATTCTTGAAGGTATTCGCTTCTACGTTAGTTTTGCTTGTAGTTTCGCCTTTGGTGAACTTAAGCTTATGGAAGGATCCGCTAAGATCATCTCTCTTATCGCAAGAGACGAAAATCAACACCTAGCTATTACTCAGAATATTCTGAATAAGTGGAGGGATGGTGATGATCCTGAAATGAAGCAAATTATGAAAGAGGAGGAAGAGTGGACATATAAGATGTTTAATCGTGCTGTAAATGAAGAAAAACGATGGGCAGATTATCTGTTCAAAGATGGTAGCATGATTGGACTTAACGATAAACTTCTTCAACAATACGTTGAGTGGATTGCTAATAGAAGGTTAAAAGCGATTGGATTAAAACCTCAATACGATATTTCAGCAAACAATAATCCACTTCCTTGGACTCAGCACTGGATTTCTTCTAAAGGACTCCAGGTGGCTCCCCAGGAAACCGAAGTAGAAAGTTATGTAGTCGGTGGAATTAAACAAGATGTGAAAAAGGACACATTTAGTGGTTTTAAATTGTAATAATCGAATTAAAACTTATAGATAGAGGAGGTAACCCCTCCTCTTTTTTATGATACACGTTACAGACATTTACGCTCTTAAAGCAAAATTATTTAAACTTAAACATCAAGTAGATCGAGATCAGATGTATCCTGGAGAGAAAGAACTCGTTCATAAATATCTTAATAAAGTTCTTGATTATGTAGATGAGTTGCAGTTATACTAATCCATGGTATTATAATGAAGAACCTTTTGAGTCTAAAGATATCAAAGACTATTTTGGATTTGTTTATTTAATAGAGAATAAACTAAATGATCGAAAATACATAGGTAGAAAATATTTTTGGCAATTTAGAACCCCAAAAGGTAAGAGTCGTAAAGTTAAATCAGAATCAGATTGGAAAAAATACTATGGGTCTTGTCCGGAACTTAAAGAAGACATTATCAAATTTGGTAGAGAGAATTTTAGTAGAATTATCTTATCATTACATAAAACAAAGGGCAAAACAAACTACGAAGAGACAAGACAACTCTTCACGAATAATGTACTCACAGAGTCCCTTGACAACGGAGAACCTGCATTCTACAATAGCAACATCCTCTCAAGGTATTACCGAAAAGATTATTATGAACGCAACGACTGAAGATATTGTTGCTCACGTAAGGGAATGGTCTCTTGATCGTGCCGCAGATAAAAACATTTCAAAAGCAGATTCTCGTGCTATCCTTGCAGAGTTTTATGAATGGATTGATCCAGAAGATGATGAACTTGAGATTGTCTCCTTAGAACCTGAAACTTGATATAAATTGAAAAAATAAAAATGTTAGAAATTTTAAAAAAATTCAATTATTCTCCACCAGATATTGTTGAATATAATGATGATAATCTTAAGATTGTAAGAAAAAATAATGGATATTTTTTATTTTTAAAAGATATTGGGTGGATGGCATATGATTATAACACTCATGTGTCTGCTTATGAATTATATTCTCACTATTCTCTTGCTAAAGGTCATTGTATTTGCACTGGACTTGGATTTGGAGTTAGAGAAAATTGGATTTTGACTAAACCGGAGGTTTCTAAAATTACTATTATTGAAAATGATAGTAATTTAATTGATTATCATAAGCATATTAAATCTCCATTTCTAGACCATGTAGAAATAATAAATTGTGATGCTTCCGAGTATGTGGGTAAGTGTGACACTTTATTGTTGGATCATTATGAAAATGAAACTGAAGAAGAAATTGTGAACAATGTGTGTCACATTCAAAATAATATTGAGTGTGATACTTTATGGTTCTGGCCTTTAGAAAAGTTTATCTTAAAACATGATATTTATGATAAAAAGGTTGAATATGATTTTTTCAAACATAAAAATAAATTATGGAAATTACCAGAATTAGATACTGAAACCCTAAGATCTTTCTGTTTTATGTGGTTTTCTTCTTCTACCTACAAGGTATATTGACAATTCCTAAATAATCACTTATAATGTTTAAGCAATTCTTAAAAAAGATTGCTTTTTTATTATGAGACTTTGAGTGCGATTTAGAGCCCAGGAGATTGCCCCTTGAGAAAGGGGAAGTGCGTTTTCTCTATTGGGATGTAGAGTTCTATGCAAATTAATGCTTTTAAAAACACTTTCAATTCTTGCTTTTGGTCTAGTCGGATTGGCACCCGTAACAGCAAAGGCAGCGAGCGGATGTTCCCTCGCATCACATTATGGAATCGGTGATGGATATCATGGGCAGACAACTGCTAACGGTGAAAGATATAATGCTTACGGAAAATCAGTAGCACATCGGTGGTTACCATTTGGTACTAAATTAAGAGTGACAAATCAATCAAATGGTAAATCAGTAATTGTGCGTGTAAATGATCGAGGACCTTATGTAGGTGGTAGAGACCTTGACCTGTCTTACGGTGCGTTCTCTTCTATTGCTCACCCAGGGCAAGGAGTCGCTAACATCTGCTATGCAACTTTATAGTATTTGATAAATATTGGGGAGTGCTGCAGAACTCCCCCTTTTTTATGTTTAATTTTAACTTTGGAAATAAAAAATCAAATATAAAACAATATGCAATTATAGGAATTGTATTATCTTCTATCATTGCAACACTCTCACAATGCACGGGAATTCATGAAAACAATCTTTGGGACATACTTGACGAAGTTCAAAGAAAGTATTTCCCACAAACTACTATTAACCAGATTATTATTCAAGACCCTGACAAAGTAAAACGTAGAGTGGAAAGGGATGTTAATAAAGCAATTGATAATGTAATACCAGAGTATGATCGGATTATTTCCGATTATAGTCGAAAATATAAACCAAGATATGTGGAAGAACAAAATAATGAGACTGTGTGCTATACTGATGAATGTAAAAAGTTGGCACCTCCTATGAGAATCTGTGCTCCTTGGGTTGACACCTGCCCTAAGGACTGATATGATAAATGAGTAATGACTCAGTAGCTCAGTTGGATAGAGCATCTGCCTTCTAAGCAGTTGGTCGGGGGTTCAAGTCCCTCCTGAGTCGCCTTGTCGTTGTGGCGGAATTGGTAGACGCGCTGGGTTTAGGTTCCAGTAGATTAATCTGTGAAGGTTCAAGTCCTTTCAACGACACTTGACAATCAAATCTAAATGGTTTATGATTGTCTTATATGCGGAGTTAGTTCAGTGGTAGAACGCTATCCTTCCAAGTTAGATGTCGTCGGTTCGAATCCGATACTCCGCTCTGAACCTTCGGGTTCTATAAATAATGGTAGAACAATAAAACTTCTACCAAATGACAAAAGAAACTAGAACGTATGCTGATCGTAGAGAAGCAAATAAAGCAAGCGTCATCAAAAGACGTAAGCAAAACAAACTTCTTCTAGTAGAATATAAAGGTGGTAAGTGTGAACGATGTGGATACGATAAATGCATTGCTGCTTTAGAGTTTCACCATCTTGATCCCACTACTAAGGAATCTAAAAACCTTGGAACCACTGCTGCCATAGAAAAACAAAAGGCAGAAGCAGATAAATGTATTCTTGTATGTGCTAACTGTCATCGAGAAATACATGAAGAACAACGTAATGGGGTGTAGCTCAGCGGTAGTAGCGGGATGCTGTTAACATCTAGGTCGCAGGTTCGATCCCTGCCGCCCCAGTTGATAGGGTTGGAAATGTCCGATTCTATCATAAGAGTCGGGATCATCATATCCGACTCACTAAATCCTAAGTTTACTTAGGTCGGGGACTTGATCACCCCCGTTCGTTGCGGAGAGTGTCTTCCGCGAGTGGTGGGCACTCACTACTCATTTGGGCGATTGGCGCAGCGGTAGCGCAGCTGCTTTACACGCAGACGGTCATTGGTTCGAATCCGATATTGCCCACTTGCATAAATATTCTAAAAAGAGTAGAATGGAAAAACTTTATAAGTTAATTTCTGATGCTCAGGCAACACTTTTTATGCTATTCCAAAAAACTTGGGTATATCATTGGAATGTAGTTGGATCGGAGTTTTATCAGTTTCATAAAGTATTTGGAAAACAATACGAAGAAATGTTTGAGGAGATTGATCGTCTCACCGAACATATGAGATATTTAAATATCAAACCAGTAAGTACTCTCACAAGAATTACCGAAGTATCTCACATCTTAGAGGCAAATAATTCTCTTGATGATATGGGAATGGTTAGAGATCTTCTTGCCGATAATGAAACTCTAGTTAGTTTACTTTCAAAAGTTGCTGAAGAGGCAGACGAGCAAGGATCAAGAGGAACAACAAATCTTGTAGAAGATTTGATTGAATCTCACGGAAAAAATGTATGGATGTTAAGATCATTTTTACAATGAACAGGACAAAGAACAATGATTATCGTAAGATGTAGAGATTGCAATAAAGAAATTGCAAGCACAAATAAAATTCAAGTCTGTGGTTGTCCAAATATGATGACTGTGAGAGGTGATAACGTGTCTGCAGTTGACTTAAGTAGAGTTATTATGGTAAACTCTACTCAGAAAGAACAAAAAAACTTTCTGACATCACAAGATATTGCTTGGCAAGAGGCAAGACGCCAACGCAAAGTAAAGCGTTTGGACTTTGAAATCCGTTGAGGACTTATTGGAAAGGTGGTCGAGTGGTTGAAGGCTCTAGTCTTGAAAACTAGCGATGTGAAAGCATCCGTGGGTTCGAATCCCACCCTTTCCGTTTAAATGGTTACGAACTTAACAATTTCTTTAACAGTGTTACGAACTAAACACAATTATTGATGTTTGAAGTTGTGCAATTAGTATATAATAGTAATATGCGCAAAACCCATGGATCAGCATACTTATGAGAACTGGGTGAAAATTAAAGCAACTTTTGAATCTTCTGGTAATACTGACAATATGTTCTATAAAAGAGCAGTTGAAATTGTTAAAACACGAAGAGATCCTCTTGCAAAATATCTTGGAGATGAGAAATGATGCACGAACAAGATGAATTCATAAGCCGTTCTGAAGTTCAGGAGATGATCGATGCTGCAATACGACGACACAACCGTAATGCTTCTATCATTAGTATGTGCGTCGGTTGGGTGGTTCTTTCTTTATTTGCTGAGGGACTTCTAAGACTCGTTGGGGTGATTCCACCCCTACTACCATGGATCAAAATTACTCTGAACTAATTTTTTTAGTTCCCTGGTTTGTTTTATTAATTATTGCAATATCAATGTTTATACAAGGTTGGATGGTTATACATGAATCTCATGGATATAGAGAAAATCCAAAGGTTAAGGGTCATCCAGAAATGAAAGGAGTTAAAAAAGGAGACGGATTAATGGTTGTGAATTTCAATCAAATGCCAGATGAAGATTACAACGAACTTTATGGTCGCATTCAAAGATTAAAAATGGAAGAATTATTTGAGGAACCTTCTAGTTATGAGGATGACGAAGATGACTAAAACTTTTATATCTTCTATATTACTTTTAACATCCATTGGGTTGTTTATCCGATGGGGACTTACTCACGCATATCCACAATGAACTATTCACTAACTTTAAGAGAATGTCCACATTGTCACGGCAATTTGATTGATGATGAAATTAGTGATCCAATTAAAAAATTTTGTGAATCTGGGGCATTTCATTCTAATTTACTATTTTCTGATGAAGGGTGGGTTTGCCCTCACTGCAATGGAGTTATCAAATGAGTTATTATAATTTTATAACATATGAAGTGTTATTGTTAATTATGGCACTTTCAGTTATTAATCATTTCAAAGCAAAGAAGTTTAATTTGGTTTTAAGTATTGCCTCAACTGTACTCACTATTTTTTTATGTACTATTGCATTTTGGTGGATGGTGGATACTGTAGTATATCTAAAATGGGAAGTCCTAAAGTCTCCACTACTTAATAATGGAGTAAAAGAACAGGTTGTTTTACCTATCTAATAAAAGTATTATTCATTTCTATACCTTTTGTTTTAGTAAAGTTTTATTTCGGAACACTAGAAGGATACTATGACACAAGACAATGTAATGGCAATGAAACCACATATCAAACAACGATATGGATTTGTAGCATCGGCATTTGTAAGAATGTGGGGACACACTTCTCTACATGATCATCGTATTGTAGAATTTTGTACTGAATGGGCATATAAAGATGTAAATGCTCCGTTAGGAAGTTTGTATGATGTAGACCAATATTTTTATTACGAATTTAAATCTTGGAGAGGATACTAATGTTACATTTAGTAGAAACACTTGCATCAAGTCCAATCTGGTTGGGACTTTGCGGAGCAGGCTTGACAGTCGTTCCAATCCTGGGTATAATGCTTATACACCGAAATAAATAAAGGCACTTCGGAATGTAGCTCAGTTTGGTAGAGCACTCGCTTTGGGAGCGAGATGTCGCAGGTTCGAATCCTGTCATTCCGATCATAAAACTCACTTTATGAATAAAATGAATCAAGAAATCGACGAACTTCAGTCTTTTACAATCGAAGAGTTTCAGGCAGATTTTGATAATCTGATAGACAAAGTTCAAAATGGTGAATCATTCTTGATAAAAAGTGAGCACGGAAATGCAATAATGGTTCCTTACAACGAAGTCATACGAATATGTGAGGAATCAAATGTGGATTTTGAAGAGATAGTTAAAATTCACACAGATCACGAAGAAGGTTCGTGATTTTTATGGGAATATAGCTTAATGGTTAGAGCGGCCTGCTTATAACGGGTTAGTCTGGGTTCAACTCCCAGTATTCCTACCTTGCTGGTTTACCCATCTGGTGATAGGAGCGTCCTCATAAGACGATATAGGCGTGTTCGATCCACGCAACCAGCACTTGACAGAATCCCTGTCAAACCTGTATAATACATAGGTCAACATTCAAAACAATGACTCTTACAGAAAAATTCAAGAAAGACGTTCAAACTCTTCGTGGTGCAGCAAACGGGGACTTTTATCTTGATGTAAAGAATCCGAAACTTTACAAAAAAGTCCGTCGTTATTATGAAAATGAAGGCGTAGTATTCTCTGGTGATCCTCTGGATGA